TATTAGTGATTTACATGCACCATACTGTCATGTAGATAGTATTTCTTTCTTAGAAAAACTTAAAAAAAAATATAATCCAACAACAATAATAAACATTGGAGATGAAGCATCTTACAATAGCATACATTTCCATGAGATAGATCCAGACTTAGCAAGTGCAGGAGATGAATTAGAAGTCACAAAAAGTTGGCTTCATAGACTAGAAAAATTGTTTCCCAATATGGTTATTTTAGAAAGTAATCATGGATCTATGGTTTTACGCAGAGCCATAGCAAAAGGTATGTCAAGAAAGTTTATAAAATCCTATAATGATATATTAGAAGTCAATGATGGGTGGATTTGGAAAGACAAACATCAAATAGAATATGAAGGCAAAAAGATACTGTTTGGGCATCAGTTTTCTAAGAATATTGCAAAAGCTGTAAGAGAATATTCTCAATGCGTGGTGCAAGGTCATTTTCATTGTACTAGTGAAGCAACCTTTGTCAGTAATGAGTTTCATTTGAATTGGGGTATGACTGTAGGGTGTTTAGTCAATAAAGACAGTCTAGCTATGGCATATATGAAAATAAACCTAGCAAAACCAATACTTTCTTGTGGTATTATTACTGAGGGATATCCACACATTGTTCCTATGGTGTTGAATAAAAGCGGATCATGGGATAAAAATATATATATATGAGTGACTTCGAAGATAAGATAAATCCTACATATTACATTGGAACTAAAATACAGCTTATAGATGTGATAGAGGAGTTTAAACTTGGACACCATGAAAGCTGTGTTTTGAAATACATAGTGAGATATAAAGATAAAAACAAACTAGAGGATTTAAAAAAGGCTCAATGGTATTTATCAAGATTAATAGAGAGGTATAGTAATTGATGATTTTTGAAAGATTAAAAAAAGATCTCACCAGATGGGAAGGGATCAGATATGAAAAATATAAATGTAGTAGCGATCTGTGGACTATTGGTATTGGACACATGATAAGAGATGATGAACAAGAATTATTAAATAGAGAGAAACCATTAAAAAACCATGAGGTCATGCACATATTTGAAAAAGATGTTAATAATGCAATAGAAGATACTAAGAAGTTTATTGATCCTAATGAAGTAGAGCCAGAAGCATTTGAAATCTGCGTACACCTTTGCTTTTGGATTGGATTACCAAGATTATTAGGCTTTAAGAGATGTAGAGCCGCATTGAAAGATAAAGATTATGTTTTAGCCGCTGAAGAACTTTTAGATAGTAAAATGGGCAAGTCAGATGTCAGAGGTTTGGTAAACAGAATAACTGAACTGTCAGCAAGAATGAGAGATATATAATGATAGGTAAATTATTAGGTGGTGGATTAGTTGATAGTGTAGGAAAGATTGTAGATGAATTACATACTTCTGATGAAGAAAAAGCACAAGCTAAAATAAAACTAAAAGAATTAGATAACGCACTTAACAAAGCACAAACAGATATAAATTTAGCTGATGCAAAATCAACAGCTACAGGATTAGGTGGTTTATTACAGCGGATCTGGAGACCCCTCATAGGATTTAGTTGTGCCTTAGCGATTTTCTGGGAATTCGTATTAAAGCAATTCATTATGTTTTTCTTAGCTGTTTTTGAAATACAAACAATGCCCTTGCCAACACTTGACATGGGTGTTTTAATGCCGTTAGTCATGTCGCTTTTAGGCATGGCTACGTTGAGAACATACGAGAAGCAAAAGGGGATAAGCAAATGATAGATATGATGAAAGATTGGTTTGAGGATTTTATGAAACTTAAATCATGGGTTAAAGTATTAGCGGTAGTAATACTTGTAGTTGTTTTACATCATTGGGTACTACACTAATGGCTAAAGGTAAAAAAACAAAAGGTCTAACGAAAAAGCAGATGAAACTTCCAAAGGCATTAAGAGATGCTATTATGAAGAAAAAGAAAAAGTAGAAGGGAGTTTAGTATGCCTTATCATTATGGTGGATCACATTCCAAAGGAATGAAAAAAAGCAAAAAGAAAAAAATGAGGAAAAAGAAAAAAAAATAAAATAAGGGTGGGTATCTTTCCCACCCTATTAATGTCATGGGAATAACTACATCAACACTAATTCAAGAACTGATACCTAGATCATCTGGTAAGCGATCAAAAAAGAAGCGAACTAAATCATACAAAGCGAAGGAAAAAATCTTGCGTGTCAAAAATCCTTCATCTTAAATTTTACGATCATATGTCATTGACTAATGAATGGCATGACTTGGATCTAATCCTAAAAACTAAAATTGTTGAATGCGAGGTCATTGGATTTCTAATTAAAGAAGATGACTTAGCTTTTTACCTTGCAACCATGCTTGGTGGAGAAGAAATGGGATCATGCCATGTAATTCTCAAATCTACTGTCACTTCAGTAAAAGAATACCCAAAAAAAGCCAAATAGAGAGCCATACAGAGCAATCTAGCCCTTCTGGTATGCAATCATACTAGGAAATAACAAACACAACAAACACCCCTCTTTTTTGCGAAAATATACTATAGTTAGTGAGGGGTGAATGTTAAACGACACTATATATAGTGCCACAGGAGGAATACTCTTATAAAAAAGAAGTGTTCTACTTATTTTCTACCTTTTTTTATGTCTAAATCAATATTTTTATTGGACAAAAAAAATTAAAATAATTATAAAAATAATTTGCATTTTCTATAAAACTTCTATACAAATATAATCATGTTAAACACAAAGGAGAATACTATGAAAAACAATAACGAAAAACTAGCTTACAAAGTTCGCAGAAAAGCCATGTTATCAAATGATACAACTTATCTTCATGCAGTTTGGTTTGAAGAATATGCTAAAGAGATTTCTGAAAAATCTCTTTTAGAAATGTTAGAGCAAGTTGATTTTCATTTAACTGATGAACAAAAAGTTGAATGGAAAAAGCAGGAGGTAAAATAATGATTTATAATTCACAAATATTAAAAAGTCATTTTTCAATTGTATATAAAAAAGTTTTTGGGTTTTTCCCAGATATGCACTTGGAATGGAGTGATGAAAGAATTATTAAGAGTACAAATAAAATTCTTGGTCTTTTATCATCAACAGAAGAAAAAGAATTATTAGGGAGGTACAAATAATGAATACATTTGATAAAGTATCAATGTTCAACAACATTGAGGTTAGAGAAAAATCAAATGGTAGTATCATCTTTTGGAATATAAATGATGATATTCAATTAACTGCAATCAAAACTGTTAATTCTTTTTCTACTTTTGAAAAACCAAGTGCCTTTGGTGAATATCTTTTATTCCACGAAGATAGAAAAGATTTATCTAAATTTCTAAAAAATAAATCTGAATTATTAAATTATATTAAATCTATTTGGGGGAATAAATAATGAAAGACATAACTAAAAGAAATATTGATGTTGAACATCATGGTGATATTGCAACCACAGTAAATATTTTAAATAGGGTTAATAGATTATTGGAAGGAAATAATCTTAAAATTCAATTTAAAAATTCTGTTTATTGGAATGACAATCTTACTCGTAAATCTAAAGAAGAAATCGAAGAAGCAAAAAAAGATGTATGGGAAAGACTTACTACAATAACAGTACATGAAATTGAAGATGAGTTTGATTATATCAAAAGAACTAATGATATAGAAAAATTAAAATCTTTAATTAAAAAAAACAAAGAAGAAAAAAGTAAAATAGCAGAAACTATTATTTATTTAACAGATAAAATGAAGGAAACACAGGAGGATCTATAATGTTAAACGAAATACTTACACTAATTGTTCATATCGGAATGATTGGTTTTACACTTTATTTTGTAAAGGAGTTGTTCAATGAAAAGTAAATTTTGGTTGGAAATTGATACAAGGCAGGATAGCAAATATGCTGTTGTATATTCGCATTCTGATTGTAGGCAATCAACTATAGACTCTAATAGGTATTTTAAAGATTTTTATTTAAGACCACTATCAGATCAATACAAATTATTAGAGGACGCAAACAATGGTTTAGATCCACTTAAATGTAAAAAAGATAATCTTGATAAATTAAAAAAATTATTAAGATTAAATAAATTTAAATATAAGGAGGATATTTAATGAATAGACAAAAACTTGCAGAGATTAAGTATGACTTACAAGGTCAGCTCAAAATGAAACTTCACCAACTAGAAGTTCATTCAAAAGAAAAGGGTGGAATATCAGATGCGTTTTTATCTGGTTATTCACTTGCAATAAAAGATTTGGGAATACTTGTACCAGATTGGAAACATGAAAATGTAAGTAATGAAAACAATCCAAAAGTATTTCCAGATGAATATATCACCAGACCTATAGACGAGGAAGGAGAAACAAATGAAAATACTTAAATTCACAGGGAAAGATAAATCAGAAAAGTACACAACAATTCGTGTTAAGACATCTGATTTAAGTAGAATAAAAAAAGCATTTGGTGAGAAGAACATGACATCAACTTGGCATGATATTTTTACACAAATGACTAATACTTGTTTTCTGGATAAACGATAATGCCAGAACAGTTAAAACCATTTATGAGTTTAGTTGCGAAGCTATACTTAAACTATGGATATGAATACTATCCATTATGTAAATATAAACAGGAGAAAATAGATGTTAAAGAAGTTGTGCGTCATGTTAATGATTACCTCATGTTCTTACAAGCCAATCGTGGATAATCGTGGATTGAATGGCAAAGAAGTTAGCTATAGATACAATGATGATCTATCAACTTGTAAAGAGATAGCAAAAGAAAACACACCTGTTTATGAGCCATTAAAATATGCTTATAATTGGTATGTA